TTTTCATGAAAATTAACACTCGTACACGCACGACAAACAGTAACCACTACTAGTTTGCCCTCCGCAGGTACATACAGTACCTCTGCCACGTAGACATCATGTTGTCCTGCACACCGCTGTTCCATAAGCCCTCTCATATCTCCGAAGCGGACGGGTTTTAACCCGCCCACTCCGAGATTTACAGCATTAGCCATTACGGGAAAACCACGAAACCAATTACAAAGGCGCTGGCAGGGAAGTTACCTTCAGAAGTGACCACGAAGCCAGTCGTGGTAATAGAAGTTACATCAATGTGACCAACGGTCGCAGAGACTGCTCCAGAGTTAATCTGAGCAATAACTACCGAAGGAGCAACAGCCGTTGGCGGATTGCCCTGAGTGAAGAATGGAGTCTGGGTACCGTCAATAAAATTGATAGTACAAGTCGCAGTAGCCGCATCACCAGTAAAGGAGGCTTTACCACGATAAGCCAATTCCTGAGCGTCTTTGCCTCCTACAGCTACAACTTGATTTGTAAACGCGGGACCTGATCCGACCCACGTCGCATTCGCTGAGTTCGCCATTAATTAGTTCCTTTCAGTTTTTGCTACGTGTAGCTATTATTTTGAGAGGCTTTGCTACGTGGCCTCGGGTCAGGGACGCGGGGTCCCTGCTTTACAATTTCAGGATCTTTTTCTTTAAAATCACGGAGTCCAGTATAACTGTAAGACTCGTCTTTGAATTGAGTCTCCTGGATTCCGCGCCCGAGAATATCTCGAACTTGCATTAGGCTTTCTTTACAGCAGCAAGGGCCGCTGCAACTTTCTTGCCATAATTGTAGGCTACATAACCTACCCCTGCCCCACCTACTGCTAAACCTGCCAGAAATACATATACATAATGCATTTTAATCTCCTAACCCCGTTTTAAGCGAGGATGGTAGTTTTTCCGATATCTGCTGAGCACATTGTTTGATTTGAAGTTGTGGCCCCGCACCAAATATAAGGCTGTTGATAAGGAAGGGGATCTCCGATATAAGGATATACTGGCCAAGGTTGATACGGAATGAACCTCTGTCCTCCTCGCCCGCAATGTGGGCAATAACCGCACGCTGGCCAAACCCCGCAACCAGGCTGTCCAATCAGGGTTTCGCCTGCGTATATCATGGACGGAGTGTTGTTAGGTGTAACTGTTGAGACTTGCTGAGTGCTGTTTGCCTTTTTCATCTAGAATATATGCTCCTGATTTTCTGCCTCTTGGCCGCAGGCAACAAAGATATTGCCAGGCGTTCATTAAATGGTCATTTCGCTTAAGAGGTTTGTCTTTGGACAACCCCTTTTGATCTCCCCTCGCAAAGAAATCCCATACATAGTGTTCTATCTCGTGAGTAAAATTCTTGAGATCATTAAAAACGAAAACCTTCGGATGACGGGAAGACTTGTCAAGATTAGCAGCGATATACTCCCGGCTAGCACTAAGTCCATAATCGTCAAAGTTAACGTCCGCCAACCTGCAGGGGATCCCGTTTTCCCTGTAAAGTTGCATCCCAGTCTTGTGTGTTTCATTGTTGCGTTGACTTCCCCACTTTGGATCTATTAGCCAGATATCGATAGGATCACTTCCATTCCGGACTAGAATGTCCTTTGCGTGATCTGATACTATTTTGTCTCGCTCATAGTATTCTCGATAAAGGTACATGTCATCCGTGCCAGGTTCTATGGCCGCCCAAACCGCCGCCGTGGTTCCGGTAGCCGCCGGATCTATGCTGACCACTCTTCGCCATTGGCGGGGTAAAACCCGTGGTTCAACCACATGAGTGGACTGTTTCCATAGAGGGTATACCATCCCGGATCTTTGGATAAAGTCACCGAAGAGACGAGCACTTTCTTCGAAGTTTCCTTTCCACTTTTCGATGAGGCGGACTTTTTCATCCTCTGGGACATAGGGATTCTTGAGAACATTCAGTTTTACGAACTTGATGTCCTTCTGACCGTGTAGCATGTCTTCATACAAGTTGAAGACCCAGGGTGTTTTGACTCCGGATGCCACATCGGTGAGCGGAGTAAGAGTAAGCAATAACTTGCCAGCACAATCAGCAGTACGCTGATAGCACTCGTCGAAGACATCTGCCTCGCATTCTTCATCTATATGAACCAGATCGACACTGGCTCCCTGGAATTTGTCTCGTCCTGCATCGGCTGACTTTCCAGTAATAATCGAGCCGTTGGAGAAATACACCTGAAACTCCCCATCGACAATTCTCTTAACAACGTCAGGGTCTCGGGGGAGAAGTGGAGGATGCTGTCGTCCTTGTCGGAGCTTTTCATTCCATATTACGTTCTTCAGGAGACTGTAGTCTAGTCCGACAATCCAGATATTGTTTGGGGGATCGGGAATCGGCAAGTCTTTAACATATTCGTAAGCAGGTTCGCCTTCGAAATACTTCTTGCCAAGAGCCCAGACTACATCAATGAAGACTCCTTCTTCGGTTTTACCCGATCGATTCCCGCCCAAAATGCCAAAGATCTTCAGATCCTTGGTGAATTCTTTGAAATGAGGAGCCTGTTGAGGTTGGGCTTCCCAGTATTTGATGTAATTCTCTTTGCGCCGCTTGTCTTCGAGGGCCTCGATTATTGCTAACTGCTCCTCTTTGTCGAAGCGTTTCAGTTGTTCTAAAGCAAAAGCGCTATCCATTTACCACTTTTCCGCTTAGAACATCCTCAGCATCGATACAATCCTGAAAAGGATCATGTTTTGGCCCAAAAGCATAGCGATCATCGAACACAAGGTTATTAAGCATCCGGCGGCTTATCTGCTGTTCCAAGGGCAATTCCTCTGTCTGGCGCTGCAATTCTCTTACTTGCTTTTCCGTCTCGAATTCGATCTCTAGCCTCTGCAATATCTCTTGCGGTGAGTCCGCTGAAGATGTTGATATTTCCTTCATTTCCACTCCATCCCTCCATTTTTGACAACTTGTCGAGAACTCCTGCAGCTCGCTCATATTCACCTTCTCCTATGAGCTTGTCCGCCAGGAACCACATCTGCCCCAGAACTACGCTTTTGGTTCGCGTTGGATCGTTAGCGACACTGGCGTAGAACTTGTTTTTCTCGACTCTAAGGATTTCTTGAAAATCGCGCCGCCTTGTAATCTTATCTGCCTCGTCACCGTCGAGAGGGTGACCAATTTCCAAGGCGGCTACCTTTAGCGTGCAGGATGTGCGTACCATAACCTCGGCAGCTTGGACGAACCAAGCTGGGCAATAGAGCGGATTCCAAGGGCCTTTGGACATGAAGCGGTTCTTGCGTTAATTTAGATCCTCGCAGACCAGCAAATCTTACAAGAAAGAAAGTTTTATTAGTATTTATTATACTTTATATGATATATATCTATTATGTCATGTGTCAAGGGGATATGTTTGGTTAATTAAAACCGTATGACAATGACATAACGAATATATAATATAGTAATATATAACTATTTTGGTGGGTCTAAATCAACATGAGCCAAAATCTTGCTGCTAGTATCCACAATCGTGTTTCCACCCTTTGTCAAGCCTATGTTAAAACATATCATCCCTCTGTTTGGACTAAGCTTCGTGAGAAAGCTGAGACTGAATATCGAGATCATGCCCGTCGTCGGAACACAAAACACGATCTTGACCTCGCTTTGCAGATTGAGGTCATAGAAGCCCCCAAATCAGAGAATAATTCCACAAAGTACCTTGTAGACAAATATTGGTCAGATGTTGTGGTTTCACCAACTTCAGAAGACGATCGAGAGGAAAATATATAATTATAGTATAAGAAGCTTAAAATCTTAAATTTTATACTCAAAATTTCAAAATTTTTGGCTTCGCGGGTCCCATGCTTATAATGGGCCAGCCTCGATGACATTAGCTTAAACCTCAGCATAGCTATCGCTATAGACGCGCAGCGTGCCTAACCTCGCGACCGTGCGCGTTTTCACGCACCCCTGCGCCATTTGGCGCGGAGTTTTCACCCACGCAATTATGTTGCCAAACGTTAAGTGGTTGAAACGAAAGGGGCAATTGTTTTTGCCCCCGACGTGCAATGTGGCATGTGCCCCCGGCACCCGCCGGGTGGTGGCCCAGGGCCAAGGGTTAAGCATACACCTACACCCTCAAGTTACTTGACAACTGAATAGCCGATGGACATGGGGCGCTACTTAGCGCCGGAGGAAATACCATGTCAACACAGACTAGCACACAGCCCACAGTAGAGCAACTCCTAGCCCGCATCGCACAGCTTGAGGCTGACAAGGCCAAGGCAAGCAAGGTACACTTCAAGGTCGGCGAGAAAGGCGGAGTCAGTGTTTACGGGATCAATTCACGGTTCCCGGTCACGCTCTACGCTGAGCAGTGGGACAGGCTGTTCGCCCATGAACCGGAACTCAAAGCTTTCATCAAGGCGCACAGGTCTGAGTTAACTACCAAGCAATAGCTTGGGGGCAGAGTATCGCCCTATGTCCATCGGACGCTGTGCTCTGGGGGATACTTCCCACGGAGCAATTACCATGCAAGCGAGATTTGCGAAAGGTTACGAGGTCGATGAGCTAACCCGAGTTATGACAGCCAAGCTATACTGGCAGAACAAGGGAGTATTTGGCAAGCCTGCTATTCAGCAGAACGGCAAGCTAGAGGACAAGCCTGGGAAGATAGGCAAACAGCGCCAGTCAACCAAGGCTGAAATTGTCGAATTCCTGAATGCACTAGCGAGGCGAGTGCAAATCGACAAGCGACCGGGATATCCGCAAGGGTATCTAGCAACTGAGCGGAACATTGGCTAAGGCCAAAGGCAGAGTATCGCCTAGAGCACAGCAGAGCAAACTCTGGGGGATACTATCCCTCGGAGCAAAACCATGTCAGTAACTAGAATACAGTTTCCGATTAACTTGGAGAAAGCAGAACGGCTGTTAGCAGAGGCGACACCCCATTCCAACTCGCTGACCCCAGAGGAGAAGCATGAGGTTGATGCTGCTTTGAAGGACAAGGTTGTAATCAGCTTAGCCAAGGCTACTTACATGAAAATGGCCTTGACTACCCTGACAGGCGGCGATGTGGCGCCAGTCTTGCTGGCAGCGATTATCTCGGCTCTTGACCTCGGTTACGGATTGGCCTTGGAAGATATCCGGGAAAGTCACAAGCAGCATCTGAATAACCTGTGTTAACAGGTGGGCGGAAAGTATCGCCCAGAGTTTGCTCAACTCAAAAGTGTGAGCAAGGCCAAAGCGGGATAAATAGGGCTTCCGACCTTTGCCCATAAGCCTGTTTCCGAGCTTTGCTCACGAGATGTTGTACATGGTAAGGCCAAGGCAGCAATAACAGAGTCTAATCCGACATGCCAGTTGTGGCTTATACCTTGGGATTAGATGCCTTGGCCTTGCTCCGTTCCTAGTTTAGCGCTAAGCCTAGTGGCCTTATGGGTTTAGCGCCCAACTAGGGCGAGGAGCATTAAAATGCCAAGAGAGCAGGAGAATGACCGCCCTCAACCAAGAACGAAGCAGATTCCATCTGAATTGGATGACCGCATAAGCTATGCGGTGTCCAACAAAGGCGGAGTTAGCATCTATGGCTTGAGGCGGTTTCCCTTCACGTTCTACAAGACGGAATTGGAAGCGATTCTGGCTTGTGCTGACGAATTGAAGGAATACATGGCCAGCGAGGAAGTGAGCAAACTGCTGGCTGACGACAAGCCGGATGCTGGCAAGGCGATGGACAAGGCCGAGAGCTACACTGTCAACAAGGCCGACATTGACTTGTGCGCTGTCGAGGCAGCCAAGCTGCAGGGAGCTGGCGACATGGCCGGAGCACTCAAATATGCCACAATCAAGAACGTGGCTGAACTGAACAAGTACAAAGTCAGTCCCGAGCATATGCTGGCGATCATGACTTTGAAGGCCAAGAAGTAGAGGGACACCACACCGTAAGGTGGGGAAGGCGGAAAGTGTCCCACATTAGGCCCAGAGCAATCTGGGCCTTTTGTTTGCGACCCGCACAATAACGATTTTCTAACGCGATTTGCCTGAAAAGTGGCACCAAAGTACCACCCGAGGCGCCAAACGCGCCCCACGGGGCTGTAAACGCTCGCAAAGGGGGTTTTACGGCACGATGCCAACCGATTTTCCGCTGTGGCGATTGCGGCCGGAAGATGCCGCTAGGATTATAATCAACATTCCCACGGAGCATGTGGCGGCAAGGAAATTTGAGCACAAACGAGAGATGCGGCTTAGGCCAAGTCACCGGAGTGCTCCCAGAGCAGATGACCTAAAGACCTTGGACAAGGCCAACAATGACAGGCATTGGTATGAGTACAAACTCGACCAAGCCGAGGAGTTCCCGAGGATTAGCCTGTTAATTGGCCCTTTGCTAAAGGATGGGACGTTCTTTACTCCACAGCATGTAGCTAATGCGCTGGGGGCTGAAAGACCGCGTGATCCCTTTCAAGGGATGTATAGCAGAGCACAATTCGAGGCTGACACAGCCTATCTGGAGGAAACCAGAGCTTTGCTTAGGGAGAATTTCATTCTTGGGCAACGTCACGAGGGACCGTATCTGGACGGAGTGATTTACCTTCGGACAGACAACATGATCCTTGCTGAGATGGATCGGCTCAAGAGCAGGCTGAGAGCAACCTGGGCCATCATTGAGTCTGCGAAGCTAGCCAAGAAATTGGCAAGGCCCAAAATCAAGGAACACAAGCCTTGGCAGAACATTGGAAACAATGAGGCTGTGGCCTACAAGTTTAAGCAATCGGGATATGTGGTACGAAAGATCGAACTGCCACGAGGTAAATCTTACTGGGAGGTTCAAGCCAAATGAGCATCACTGAAGCCCGCCGACAATGGCTCAAGCGATTCAGAGCTGCTAAGCTGGAGCTAAGAGCTACTCATCCCAAAGCGACGAAGAACTGGATTCGTCACATGGCGCGAACTCGGGCAGACATGGGGCGAACATGAGATGGAGGACGCTTCTGATCATCGCCGGGATTAAGCTTTGGTTCATCTTGGTCTACATCTTAGATAGATGTAGATGAAGGAGAGCCAATGAAAAAGCTGTTGTTAATTGCCACGCTGTTGCTATTAGGGACGGCCTATGGACAAACCGTCACGATTCCATGCGGATCGACGGCCACCCCGATTGCAAGCGGCATAACCACAACCACATTCACAGACTCAGCGGTGACGGACGGAGTGACGTATTACTACACTGTCGCGGCTGTTAGTACAACGACCGGGCTTTACAGTTCCTGCCCGACTCCGGTGGCAGCACCGATTCTAGCCACAGGGACGCATAGCGTTACATTAAACTGGACAGCCTCAACGACCAGTGGTGTAACGTATGCGGTGTTTCGGGCGTCGCCACCGAATCCGCCGACGGGACTCACAGAAACAACGAACTGACCTAACGGCCACGGTTCATTAGGGGTTAGGATCACTCCTAACCCCGTTTTTTGCGAGGAGCGGAGCATGAAACTTACCACAGCAAGCGGCAAAGTGTACTCAGTACACTTCCACCATGAGCGAGTCGATCATCACAAGTACAACACCTTGACGCTTTGCAGCATTCACCAAGGTGAATGCCAGCGGAAGGGATGGCCTTGTGACGCCTCGCAAGTGGCCGTGGGAATGGCCCGTGGCAGCCGCAAGGAACCTAACCCCACAATCGTTAAGGGCTGTAAGAAGGCCCTAGGCAGAGCCTTGCTCAACCTGTTGCCCAAAGGCATGGTTTTCCTTAAACCTGCGAGGGCTGAGGTTTGGGCCGAGTTCCTCAAGCTCTATCCGCCGGAGAAAGCCAATGCAAACCGCCACTGAAGATTGGATTGACCAAATCCTTGAGGAATGGCGCGAGGCAGGTGTGGTGTTGCTTGGACCTCAATTTGAGCACGATCCTGAATGGCGGATAATGATTCCCATCAATGAATTGCGCCTTCATGGATTGGGAGTGACATTGCAGGGCGAGGCTCACACAAAGGAGAGCGCATGCCGCCGATAACATACACGCTCATACGTAACGTTCTAGAGCGCAGAAAACAGTGGCGGTCTTTGTATCCGCCCGATTATGTTGAACGCCATTTCCATATAAGTAATAGGGAGTTAGATGCGCTCATAGAGTTCGCTGAGGCGCATGAACCTGCCAAGACCGCGCAGACACCAGGAGAAACGCCACAGAAAGGTCACTGGATACGTCCTATAGGTGATAAAGGCGATGAAACCGCGCCTGAATGGATTCCAGACCATCAATGCCCCGAGTATGATCGAGATGCCACTCGCAAACTTGAACAGGAAATTGAGGAAAGCAGAGACAATCGGTTTCGAGGCTGGCACTCCGCTGCGCCAGCGCCACAGGCCGGGAAGGATGAGAAGCCATGAAATATTGGGGCAATCCCGAGGTCATGGGTCGGAGTAGAATCTTTGGAATAGGTTATTATCTCCCCGCATAGAACGGGGTTAGCATGCATGCCTATCTGATTGATGGGGTGGTTTACATTACAACTCGAATTGGGTGGGCCAGTTTTAATCTTCAGGATTGGGTGAGTGATGGCCTGATTGAAGTGGGCATCGTGGCGCTTTGCGTGTGGTTTGGGTGGTGTGAGATTGAATTGTGGTGGCCAAGGAAAAAGAAATGATCGTCCGAGGGCTTGAATACAAAAGGCACAATGTGGAAGATCTAGGCCCACTTTGGGGGGAGCAGAATGCCTCCGTGGATCGCGAGGTGAACGAGGCATTTCATGCAGGAACCTTGAGGGTTTATCTGACGCCGGGATCGAACGTGCAATTCATTGTGCTGGATGGAGGAAAAAATGAGGCTGGTGTTGCTAAGTCTGTTGTTGCTGGCGATGGGTTGTAATAAAAATCGAGGCGATGGAAAAGAATTCCATTTCAGCGGAACCGTCTTGGACATAAGTTCGGAGAAAGACAGGTCTTGTCATGTCCTTCTGTTCAAGAAAGATGATGGAACGATGGTCCAGTTTAACCTACGTGATTGGCCTCCGGCTTGGAAAGGGATGCATGGCGAAATTCTGTTGGAATCAGATGATTTCTGTGGCTACGTCATGATCTCAGCCCGCGAGAAATAATCCTCGCACAAGCAGGCCCCGAGGCTTGCTTATGGGATGATTATCCCAAGGAGAAAAACAATGGTTGGAGATGTAATCACTCTGTACTTCCCGGGTGATGGCGTGGAGAAAAACTCCAATACCGCCACCTACAAGGGAATCAAGGACTTTGCGATCAACAATGCGCAAGGCACCATCACCTTCAAGACGAAGAAGCACGGCGAGATCGTGACTCCGTTGCCGTGGCGATTGAAGAAAGGCGTGGAACTCGGAGAGGAAGAAGTTGCCGGGAAC